GTGCTAGGGTCTGTAATGCCATAGTTGGCAGCAGCCGTTAGAATTGCCTGTTGCCCAGCAGCAGAACCAATGTTGTCATTGACAAATGTAGTCCATTGAGCTGGCAAACCATTTACAGCATTTGATACCGCATTATTGACTGTTGATAAATCCATTACTTCCCCTCATACATTGTAATAGGGCACTTTGAATGCCTTGCCATTTACAGTGACGTTGATAAACCCCACAGGATTAGCTGGTAACGTTGCCGATCCAGTTGTTGCTGTGGTAGCCGAGGAGAAGTTCAACAAGTTCAAAAAGAACTGTTGCCATGCCCTAGTAGGCCGATTCGTGTTCTTGTCTAGAAATTCTGCCTGTGGATAAGGCTGAATCTGACTGGTATTTTTTGTGATAGTCAATTTTCACCGCCAGTCATCTTTAGGTTTGCCGAAACAATCACGGCTTTGACAGGATCGGTCACAACGACCTCAAACACTCTGTCTCTAGCCGTACCTAAACGCCTCCAAATTGCACGATTCTGGTATCTACCAATAGCGCCTATTGTAGTCCAATGTTCCTTACTCCATGTACTTCCACCATCATCTGACCACCTAAGCATAGCCTGTGGATTAGTTGTGGGTGTTTGCGAGTTAACAGCATTCTGGTTGCCCAAATAGATGGTTTGGGGCGCTGCAATGGTTAACGTGGCATTGGCTGCAATGATGTAAGGAGATGATAAAAACGTAGCTGTATTGAGAGATAAACCAGTCTGACCCACGCCAGGCTCAAACTGAATCTGCAATTCCTCAAAGAACTGACGTTGGAAATCTGCAACAAGGTGAGGCGCACGCCTTAGTCTTCTGATGAATTGGCCATCATCTGTGTAATTGAGTTTGTCTAGCTCGTAAATCTTACCATTGGCATAGTCACCTACCAGAACCATTCCCTGAAAAACGGCACAACAGCTACCTCTGTGTCTTTGGTATTGATTCTGGTTTGTACAGTACAACCATTTGTGCCATAAGCCAGAGGCAACGTCATAACACCAAGTGAGGTTAAGAGTAGGAAACGAAATAACATAAACTTCATGGCCTTCTAGTTGGTAAGTCCACGCAATAGCATCGCTGATATATTGATTCGCTAGTGTGTTCTCCACGGCATGGGTAGAAATCCTTTGTGGGATATAGCCCTTCATTTGCATGATTTGGCCTTGTCCCCGATTGTTTCTAGACAAATAAGCGAACGAATCGCCTAGCCTAGACACGCTGAATTGGGCAACAATGCCGTGCTGGGTTGAAGTGCCAGGTATCCTTTGGAATGGGAAAGGGAATAAACCCGCATCCACCCATACCTCAGAACTGGCCTCACCCATCAAATAAATCTCTCGATGGTCAACAATCAAAGCAACCAAGTTATCAGGTGATCCATCTTTAGACCCAAACGATAATTGCTGAGAAATAGGACTCAAAGCGTCTGACGCACCAAACTGTTGTGAACTTGGCCGGTTGTAGACAAAGTAGTTGTCAATGATGTCTACCGAGTTAGCACCGCTAAATGCCCCATCAGATGCCGGTAAAACAGTAAAGTCTAGCGCATACATGGTCTCACTAGCTATGGCCGTATTGCTAGACAAAGTGTAATTATTAACACTTCCTGCGGGCGTTGCAATAGCAATAATGATGGTGTCTACAGGTATCCCTGCGCCTTGAATCGTCTGGCCAAGGTACAAATTAGCTGTTGTAGCTAGGTTAGCGTTCGTAGAACCAGTGGTAATTAAACCTGTAAAACTAGTTGTTGTGGCGCTATTCATTAGCGTAGCGCTCACAGTCTGGGAAATATTGATAGTCCAAGTACTGCCAGAACCACTCAAGATCACAGTTTCTTGAGACACGCCAACACCAAATAGCACCTGACCCACAGCAATAGTACCGCTTTGTAGGTTACTAATTGTTAACGTAGTTCCTGATATAGAACCAGTGAAAATGGCCGTTGTGGGGGTTGTGATCCTCCATGTGTACCGATAATTACCATCAACAATGTAGCAGTTTAAGCCATTGTCTGTAATGCCAACACGACCAGAATTAGAATTAAGAATACCAACGATCTGGGGTGTCAATGTGCTGGACAAAACATAGACGTATGCGCCACAGACTGCAATCATTTGATTGCCACCTGATAGTGTACGCATACCCCTAATTTCTGCACCAGCGGGCAACACAACCTGAGTGGTTAAGCCTGGCGTTGGATAGAGCGCAATAACCCCTCTTGATCCTTCTGGCTTAGTAGGATCAATTTCTGGAATAAAGTTAATACACTCACTTGCATCCTGATAGATGGATTGAGCTGTGTAACTTGCACCTACAAAACCAAAATCAGGCATTTATTGTCCTTAACGTAGGAAGCCGCCAGTCAAAATCCAACCAGCATCCTTTGCCCTGCTCATTAGCAAAGCATCAGAGTATCTAGCACTCTGAACAGGTTTCATATTAGTACGCTTTAACGTACTCTTTCCTTGCGCTGCAAAGGCGTTAACCATCTGTATTTGGGTAGGACTAGCCTTACCATACTGTGGCATCAAACGCTCTGCTAAACACCATTCTAGACAGCTCTCAAAACCTTGTGGCAACAACATCGTGTCATTGATCGAGGTGTACTGGCTAAACAAGGTATCGGCAAAAATGTGCATTTCGCCTTGGGCTGGATTAGGCCAAACAAACAAGTTACCAAGCGTTTCTGTGGGCTGATAGTACAAAGCCTTTGGCCAAGGGCCGTTAAGCGTCTTTAGACCAATCATTTCATAGTCTTCAACATTCAGGATAGCGACTGGGTAATCTAGCCCACCATTTAGGATTGGCTGGCCATTAGATGATGTGTTAACTCGCACAAAGGCAGAATTGATGCTCAATGGTCGCTGATAAAAGGCGTTCAAGGTTGTAGAACTGACATTTTGCGACACGTTTAGTTGATATGTACCCGCCTCGTTCACGTTTCCACCAGCGCCACTCAAGAATCCTGTGATCTTAGTGCCATTTTGCACACCAGTTCCGGTGATTGTCATGCCCAAAGAAATAGCGCCAGATGTGATTGCGGTCACAGTTAGAACGTTATTTGTGATTGATCCTGTAAAGACTGCACCTATCTCACCGCCAGGGCCAATCGTGTATTGGGTTTGACCTGGTGTTAATGTGTAGATGATTTCTGTTTTATAAAACACCATCATCTGCTCGTTAGACCACTGGTCAATCATACGATTCATCATAATGAATGCGTCTTGAGCAGCCTCTGGACTGGGCGTTTCCCCCGCAGCTAGTGCGCCAATGTCTTTTAAAGCAGAACTGATAATATCAATGGGGGTAGTCATGAATTATCCTTTTATATTGGGAATGAATATTTGAGGTTTCCAAGGAGCAACGACCTTTTCTTTGGCCAATTCTTTGTGTTGCTCTAAGATTCTTCCCGATATTACAGGGTTGCCGTCAATGATCTCGTCTTCTTGTATCCAACTGATGACAAGTTCTTCTGTGATTGATTCAAACGGCACGTCAGAGTGGGGCTTTCTGAATGTCCAATTACCCTCTGCCTCAACCAATTGCTCGTTTTCTACATGAGAAATATGATACTTAATGGCCGTAATAACGCCATCTTGTGCTTCTATTTCGTCAATGCGCCATTTCATGCGGCAACCCAATTGGTTGTGGTTTCATCCCATGAATACATTTTTGGAGGTTCGCCAGTTCCAGCATCGCTAGGCATGGCCACAGGCGCATCCCACAAACAAGTAGATTCGTTCAAAATCCAAAATGCGTAGGGTTTGGGAGGTATGAAAGCATCTCTGCTAGCGTCATAGGTGTATCCAAGGCAAGTAAATGCGTTTGTACTCATTGTGTTACCCAATTAATTGTTTTTTATTAGATTTGTACATTTTCATCTCAATTTAAACAAATATAGGTTTTAAGTTTAAATCGCAATATGTTTTATAAACATCTGCCATTGCACCTTGTTCAAACAAACTGTAAACCTGTGTTTTAAATTCATCTTTACTCAATTGAGCATTTTCAAAAGATTCTTTTAAAGTTTGCACTTGTGTTGCTAATTCTGTTTGTGTCATAAAATAATTATCCTAT